CAAGTTCACCGAGATAGTGGACTACGACTTTTCACCCCTAGAGGTAACAGCATGAACGAAACAATCGAACTCGACACCCCGCTGATCGAGCCAGCGACCGCGCGCGCGATGGATGATGCCATTGCAGCGCAACACGCCGCAGAGCAGCCGCGCGGCCACATGGGCATGAGTGCCATTGGCGGGCCTTGCGACCGGCTGATTTGGCTCAAATTTCGCTGGAGCCTGCCCGACACACCAGCGCCGCGCATCTTGCGCGTGTTCAAGGTCGGCCACTTGCTGGAACAGGCAATGATCGACTGGCTTAAATCCGTGCCAGGCATCGAGCTGCACACCGCTGGCCAGGATGGCAAGCAAATCAATTTCAAGCTGTTTGGCGGACACTTTGCTGGCAGCTTGGATGGCGTGATCAAGGGTATACCTGAAGCGCCTAAAACGTGGCACGTTTGGGAGTGCAAGACTGCCAACACCAAGCGCTTTGCTGATCTGTGCAAGACAAGCATCAAAGAATGGGCGCCAGAGTACTGGGCGCAAGTGCAGTGCTACATGGGCAGCATTGGCATGGACAGGGCGCTGTTTACGGTGATCAACAAGGATGACAGCACCATCTACACCGAGCGCGTGACGTATGAGCCGATGGCATGGGATGCCTTGCAAGCGCGTGCACTGCACATACTGGATGCAGACCAGCCACCAGCGCCAACATGGAAAAGCCCGGACGACTGGCAAGCAAAGATGAAGATCAACGAGGGGGCTCGTGGCGTGTACTTTGGGCGCGAGTTGCCAGCGCCAAACTGCCGCAACTGTCGGCACTCAAGCCCAATCATGAGTGGTGATGATGCAGCATGGGCCTGCAGTATGCACGCCGTAACGCTGGGCACGGCTCGGCAAATCAAGGGCTGCGAGCACCATCAATACATCACCGGCCTGATGCCATTTGAAAGCACTGGCGAAACTGAAACCGGCGTGGGCTACAAGTTACCCAATGGCCGTGTCATCGCCAATGGCGGCATTGCTACTGATGCCACATTCAGCAGCTCTGAGCTTTATCACTTGAGCAAAGCCGGGTTCCCGCAAGAAATCATGACCGCCACTGATGTTGAGGTGTGGCGCACCGAATTTGGCGGGCGCTTTGTTAAAGGCACCTTTGACGGGATGCCAGCTTAAACCAATGGGCATATCAAATGAACTACGAAGACTTCATTAAGCGCAAAGTCATCATCAGTAAAGATGAAGGTCTTTCCATTGATCTAAGTGAAATTAATCCGATTCTGAAAGACCATCAAAAGCTGATTGTCCAATGGCTTATCCGTGGCGGGCGCAGGGCTTGCTTTGCGGCATTCGGCTTGGGTAAGTCTGTCATCCAGCTTGAGACGGTTCGCATTGTGCGCGAGCATGCTGGCGGCCTGGCGCTTATCGTTATCCCACTGGGTGTACGTCAAGAGTTCACACGCGATGCGGCCATGCTTGGTATTACGACCAAGTTCATCCGGCGCATTGAAGAGATTGAAGGCGATGATAAAAACGTCATCTACCTGACTAACTACGAAACGATCCGAGACGGGAAACTAGACCCGCAGTTATTCACCGTTGCGAGCCTGGATGAGGCTTCAATTCTCAGAGGATTTGGGGGGACAAAGACTTTCCGAGAGTTTATGGCGACGTTCGCAGGCGACCGGAAAACAATGGACAGCCGCGTTAAAACGGTCGGTACGCCTTTTCGCTTTGTCGCCACCGCAACACCATCACCCAATGAATATATCGAGCTTCTGGCCTATGCTGCTTTCCTTGGTGTGATGGATGTATCAGCAGCGAAGACTAGATTTTTTAAACGCGATTCAGTCAAGGCCGACAACCTGACGATTCATCCACACAAAGAACGCGAGTTTTGGTTATGGGTAGCGAGCTGGGCATTGTTTGTGCAGCGCCCATCGGATCTAGGATGCTCTGACGATGGCTACACCATGCCAGAGATGGATGTGCGCTGGCATGAGGTTGAAGCAGACCATGAAAACGCCGGCCACGAGGTTTACGGCCAAGCTCGTATGTTCAAGGCAGAGGCATTAGGTGTTGTCGAAAGCAGTCGGGAGAAGCGCGAAAGCCTGAGCGCCCGCATTGCAAAGATGATGGAGTTGCGCGAGGAGTATCCAGACCATCACCGCATTATTTGGCATGACCTTGAACGCGAACGAGAGGCCATTGAAAAGGCAATTCCGACTGTTGTCAGCGTGTACGGAAATCAAGAACTCGAAGAACGTGAAAACAGGATTATCAAATTCTCAAATGGCGAATTTCAAGAGCTTGCAGCAAAACCTGTAATCGCTGGAAGCGGGTGTAACTTTCAGCGGCATTGCAACTGGGCTATTTTTCTTGGAATAGGTTTTAAGTTCAACGATTTCATTCAAGCCATCCATCGGATACAGCGGTTCCTGCAAACCAAGACGGTTCGCATCGACATCATCTACACCAGCGCCGAGCGCGAGGTGAAACGCCAACTTGTGCGCAAGTGGGAACAACATAACTTAATGGTGGAAAAAATGACGCAAATTATGAAAGAGTTTGGCCTGAGTCAGGCCGCAATGGCGCACACATTGACCCGCGTATTGGGAGTTGATAGGGCCGAAGTGAAAGGGAAAAAATTTACCGCCATCCATAACGATTGCGTGAAAGAAACAGCCACGATGGCAGAAAACAGCGTGGGTTTGATTTTGACCAGTATTCCGTTTTCGACGCAGTATGAGTATTCACCAAATTATTCTGACTTTGGTCATACGGACAACAACGAGCACTTCTTTGCGCAGATGGATTTCTTAACACCAAACCTGTTGAAGATTCTCAAGCCTGGGCGCATCTGTGCGGTGCACGTCAAAGACCGTATTGTTCCAGGAGGAATGACAGGCCTCGGCTTCCAAACAGTGTACCCACTGCACTGCAAGACGATTGAACATTACGTGAAGCACGGCTTTGGCTATATGGGAATGAAAACCATCGTTACCGACGTGGTGCGTGAAAACAATCAAACATACAGGCTTGGATGGACAGAGCAATGCAAAGACGGCACCAAGATGGGTGTTGGAATGCCTGAGTATTTGCTGCTGTTTCGCAAGCCGCCAACCAGCACCGAAAAGAGCTACGCAGATACGCCTGTTGTCAAATCAAAATCAGCCTACACACGCGGACGCTGGCAGATTGATGCCCATGGGTTTGCACGCTCAAACGGCAACCGTTTTATGACCCCTGAAGAACTTGCAAAGCTACCCCATGAAGCGATGTTCAAGGCATATAGAAAGTTCAGCATGGACAACATTTATGACTTTGAACACCACGTTGGACTGAATGACGGACTAGCCGAAGCCGGTCAATTGCCGGTCACCTTCATGCTGCTGCAGCCTCAAAGCTGGCACCCTGATGTTTACACCGACATCACCCGAATGCTGACCCTTAACACCAGTCAGTCAGCACGCAATAAAGAGATGCACTTATGCCCAATGCAGTTTGATTTAGCAGACCGTGTGATTGAGCAATTCAGCGAAAAGAACGATGTTGTATTTGACCCATTTGGCGGGTTGATGACAGTTCCTTACCGTGCCATTTTGAAAGGTCGATACGGCATAGCCACTGAGTTATCGGCTACATATTTTGCTGATGGTGTCGGTTACCTTGCGGCGGCAGAACGTGAAATGTCAATGCCATCACTTTTTGATTTTGAAGAGACTCAAGAATTGGAAGCGGCATGAATCGCCAAGAATACCGACTGCGCCGCATAGAGTTTGCCCCAAGAGGCCAAGACCTGCCGCAAACAAAACTGCTTGAAATCGACGTGATCAGCATTCGCAGTGCGGCCAGGCAGCGCGAAAACTTGCGCCGCTTCATATCGAGCACCTTGAGTAATGAGGCACTGGCAAAGCAGTACAGCACGCATGTGCGCAATATCGAAAAAATCATCACCCGCCAAAGCTGGAGCCATCTGCCATGAGAGAAATCATCAACTCCGAGCAGGGCCGAATCCTTGGCTTTCTGGCGACCGTTGACGACGCCACGAATGAGTGGATTCGCACGTCCACCAGGGTCGGCAGCAGCCGCTACTACCGAGAGATTGCTGATTTGCGCGAGCGCGGGCTTGTTAACTCGTATCGCTCGCTGAGCAACAAGGTGCCCATGCGCATATCCATCACAGACGATGGCCGCAAAGCGCTGGAGGATTACACCGGGCCGGCGCATGAAAAGCTGGTGCCGGCATCGCGCATCAGCCTGATGGATCAACCGTCGTGGGATCCAC